AAACCGGAGAACAGAGCGGTGATGCCGGCGATGGCGGGGCCGATCGCGCCGAGCCAGCCGGCGATGGTGGCGCCGAGCTGCAGGCCGGCAAGGGCGCCGGCAATCGATACCGCAGCGCTGATCGCTGGAGCCAGCACGACAAACGCGGCAGTCAGCGCAGCGACAGCGCCGATCAGGCCCTGGACGGGGCCAGGGAGCGTGCTGATGGCATTGGCAACGCCAACGACAACATCAGCCATGGCGTTCATGATCGGCATGAGCGCGGTGCCAACAGTGACGCCCAGCTGCAGGAGCTTGCCCTGCACAGCCGCCACCTTGTCGTTGAGCTCGTCGGCGCCCTTGGCGAACTTCGTTGACATCGTGGCGGTCAGCGCCTCGATCGACTCACGCCCGCCGTTGAGCATGGGGATCATGTCCGCGCCAGACTTGCCGAACAGGGCCATGGCCGCGGCGGACTTCTGCGCACCATCGGGCATCTTGGCGAACTTGCCCGCCACCTCCAGCATGATCTGATCGGTCGTCTTCAGCTTGCCGGCTGCATCCGTGGCGCTGATTCCGAGCGACTCAAGCGCCTTCATGGCGCCTTCGTTCTTTGTCGCCAGGTTTCGATTCAGCTTGACCATCGCGCCGCCAACGGCCTCGATGCTGGTGCCGCTGGCATTGGCTGCTTGCTGGAAACGGCTCAGTTGCTCAACGCTGACGCCTGTCTTCTGCGCCAGGTCGTTCATGTCGTCTGCCGCGTTGATGGCGCCTTGCGCCATGGCGACCAGCCCGACGCCGCCGACTGCCGGGGCCAGGGCGCCAAGCGCGCCGCTCAGTCCGCCCACGCTGCCGAGCACTCCCTTCAGGCCGCCGCTCACCTTGGCGGCAGTGTTGTTCAGCCCGCCCAGCGCATTGCCCAGCGCACCGATCTTGCCCTCTCCCTGCACATCAGCGCGGATCTTGAGCAGCGCCTCCATCAATGCCATCAGCGCTTTCCTCGCTTCTGCTCTTTCGGCTGGGCTTCCTTGTTGATCAGCTCCCTGGCGCGGCTCTCCATCACCTGCAGATCCTCCAGGGTCTGGCGCCTGTCATTGACAGTGTAAAGATCCATCATCTGCAGCACCACGCCATAGTCCAGGCCGATCACTCCGCCGCCGCTGGTGCGCCATTGCGTCTGACATTGCAGGAACATCAGCACCGCATCGAGGTGCTCAGGCCAGACGCCATACTCCGGCGGGTGCAGCATCTCCGGCGGCAGGCAGGACGCATCGGCGCCGTAGGCCTTGAGGTCTTCGAGGAGGTCATCATTCGCGCCGCCTGCACCACCCCACCAGTGGTCAGCGGCGCCGGTCAGTTTTTTGCCTTGGCCTTCGCGTGCGCCTCGAAGAACGTCTCGACCAGCACATCGGCGACGGTTGCCACCTCCAGCAGCTGGGACTTGTAGGCCTCGCTGAACTCCACCGGCGAGCCGTCCGCGTTGGTGATGCCGGTCCAGCCGGCGAGGATCTCGCCCGCGATCTCGCGGGTGGGGATGCTCTCCAGCGGCTGATCACGCACCGCGGCGGCCTTCATCGCCTGGTATTGCAGCTGTACCTCCTCCATGCGGCTCTGGGGCAGCCGGCGGAAGATGGCCTCGAACTGATGGGTTCTGTATTTGCCGCCGTCTTGCAGCTCCCGGATGGTGATCGGGTGCGTGAAGGTCGGCGACTGCTCAAGGACGAACGCCATCAGGTCAGCACCAGGGAGAACTCGTCATTCCCAGCACTGGTGGGAACCGGCATGAACGGCAGGTTGAGCATCATCACGCCGTCACTGTCGCCATAGGTCGGGCCGTCCAGATTGCAGGTCGGCGCGTTGAAGGTGACGATGTTGCCGGCGGTCTGGCCGTGCTGCCAGCCGATCGCGCCAAGCGTCTGCGCCGACACCAGGGCGAAGAAGTCCTTTTCGCCGGTGCCACTGCCAGCCAGCGGGGCCTCGATGCTGATCTCACCCGACGGCGCCCGCTGGGTGATGGGGATGTTCTGCGCGCAGCCCATCAGCTGGCGGAAGGGCGTTTCGTTGTTGAGCGCCAGGCTGAACGACTCCATGCAGGCGGAGAAGCTGAAAGCCGTCACGTTCGTCGTGTTCTGGCTGTTGGCCACCACCGGCGCGGCCTGGTTGGCGAAGGTCGGGGTCAGCGGCGTGCCCTTGGCGACGGCGTTGTAGATGCCCATGAACTCGTAGCTGATGCGCGGGATCTCGCCGGCCGCCAGGTTGATCGTCGCCGTGCCGCGCGCGCCGGTCACCAGGTGGCGGTTTCCGTCCGCGTTGAAGTCCAGGCTGAGCCCCACAATGCCCGTGCTGGCCGGGGTGTAGGTCACGCTGACGCCAGCGCTGACTGCTTCGCCGAATCCGCAGGCCCGCAGGCAGCGGCCCCATCGGGGCGCGGTGCCTGCAGTGCCGGAGCCGGCCAGTTCAACATCGAAGGTGACCGACGCCATGCGCTGGCCGACGGTCTTCTCCCTGTTGCCAAAGAACGGCAGCACCAGCTCCCGATCCAGAAGCTCAACCTCCAGCGGATTGATCTCCAGGTTCGACACCAGCAGGGCGTCAGTCTCGGCGAATGTCGGCGCCGTGCCATAAGTGGACTCGACCGCTGCCAACAGCAGCCGCTTACGCGTGAACAGTGGCATCGCTCGGAGAATCGACGGGTTCGGGCATCACCGGCGCGGCGGCAGGTTGCTCCTGGTTGATCCAGCGGCCGGTGTCAGGATCCAGCAGATAACTGCCGCCATCGCGTGGGATCGGATCAGGTTCAGGCCGTGAGCGAGCCATGCAGCGGGTTACTCCACTGCTCACAGGCTATGGACTGCTCAGATCATCCACGGCCGTGCGATAGCGGACCTGGTAGGTGTTCACCTGCCAGAGCGATGTGAGGTCTGCTTTGTCGCGTTGCGGGTCGGACAGAGTGGGCACAATGTCGATCACCAGGCCGCCAAGCGTGCGATCTGCCATCAGCTTGCTGTGTGCATCAGCGATGATCGGATCCGCCAGCTGATCAGGAATCTGCCCGCGGGTGTGCACCACCACCAGCACGTCAAGGGTCCAGTCGAGCTTGCAGATGCTGTAGGTCTGCGCGCGATCGGGGCCGGCTTCGATGACGATGGCCGGGGCTTCATTTCGACTGAAGGCGTCAACCCTGGAGCGGTAGACGCGCCCACCCACGCCGCTGGTGCTGGCCAGGGCGGTGGCGATGGCGGAGAGGATTTGTTCGCGGCGGGTGGTCATGGGATCGCGGCGGCAAAGGCGTTGATCAATGCCGTCACGCGGGCATCGAGGAGGGCAAGGTCTAGGGATTCGCCGATGCTGTAGAAGGCAAGGCGGACATTTGCATGGTTAGTAATAGATCCGTTATCGTTTCGAGCAAAAATTGCAATGTTTGGGAACACACTGGAAGCGCTCGCTTGGAAAAACGCTCCAGTTGAGCTTGTTGCTCTCCATTGCGTCAGATTAGGCCCCGAACGAGAAGCGGCGATTAAACCAGTAGCCGAAGATGATGCGACCGAGGAGCTATCCACGTTTGGAGCACTTAAAGAAAAACCAACCATTGCGGCATTTCCGTAGATACTGTTTCGGTGATTCTGGCTTTCAGCGCCAATGTAAATGCCTGAGTTTGACAAGGCGGTAGACGCATGGATTGCCAAATGTCTACTATTTTGCGGGTCTGAGCTGGCTGTTCTGTTGCTATTTAGGAATTTTGTACTTCCGTTTCCCGCCAACCCCGTCTTCCTGTTGTAATCGCCAGAGGCAAAGTTGAAGTTTGCCGGCGCCGCCCCCACCAGCGGCACCAGTGCTCCGCTCAGCGTTCGGGCGCCAGCCAAGATGCAGCTGGCCTTGATCGCGTTCCAGATGCCGTCAGCCTTACAGCCGACCACGAAGGCGTTGATCGCGTCTTTCACTGCTGTCTCCAGCCCTTGGCCATCAGCGGTTTCGACGGCGGTGATGTAGGCCTGAGCGCTTGGGTCATAGGCAGGCCCAAGCGCCCCCACAAACGCCAGATCTCCCAACCCCAGCGTCACGACAACACCTCCACCGGCAACCACTGCAGCGCCGACTCCTGCTCCGGTGTCGCCGGATCGTCCGCCAGATAAGTCCCATCAGCAGCCCTGGGCTGATCCCACCGCCAGCGGCTGCCATCCGGTCCGGACCACTCGTCACCACGCTCAGGCGACTCCGGCCAGTCCCATTCCTGCTGCGCTCTCGCCAGGCCAGCGATGAACTCCGCCGGCAGGTCGTGCGCTTCGGCTGCTGCCTGTGTGCTGGCCACCAGCTCAGCCGACACCAGGCCCAGGCCGCGGGCCGTGCCCCAGGCCGCCAGGAAGACCCGCGAGTCGCCGTCCGCCGCCTTCCCCAGCCCCACGCTCAGCGCCATCGCCAGCGCCGGGGCCTGCTGCAGGGCCACCGCCAGCAGCGCATTGATGGCCGGGTCAGCCTGCACCGCCTGCCCAAACTCCAGCCACCGGGGCGGGTGCGTCTGACGGTAGTAGGCCTCCTGCTCGGCCTCGGTCAGCGGCACCAGCTCCCACTGCTGCAGCCACTGGCCGTCCTGCTCCAGCGGCTGCACCTCCACCACCCGATGCGTCGCCGGGTCGTAGGCGGGCTGCTCCAGCGGCGTCACGCGAAACACCCCGTACTCCGCCAGCTCGGCATCACCGGGCGCTGCGGAGAATGACCGCGCCGGCTCATCAGCGCGGAGCTGCCCCAGGCTGTAGGGCCAGCGGATCGGGTCGAGGCGGATCAGGCTCATGACTGCACGGCGTAGGCAGCGACGGCATCGGTGCTGGCGGCGCCGAAGAACGTCAGGCTCAGGACCGCCGTCTTGCTGGCGGCGATGTTGGCCGGCTTGCTGCCGACAAACACCCAGCCGGCCGGGAACGTCAACGTGCGCTGGGTCGCATCACAGATCAGCCGCAGCACCACAGATCGGCCGTTCGCTCGGTTGATCGTCGTCAATGACAGATTGCCGGTGAGGCTGATCGTCCGGTACTGGCCATCCAGGGCCGCCATGTCCAGCTCGACATCAGCGGCATAGGTGACGGTGCTGAACGATGTCGCCGGGGCCAGGCCTGCTGCGCTGGTGGTGACTACGGCCGGCAGTGGGTGGACGTGATCTTCGCGGGCGTAGTCGGTGCTGGTGCCGATCGCCGCAGCGCTTGCCGGGGCCAGGGGGGCTACGTCAGCCGGTGCCGGGATCGCCGGCTTGTTGAGGATCTGCGCATCGCCGCTGGTGGCGTTCCAGTCCGCGTTGACGTTGACCTCAGCTCCAGCCGCGATGCCGTCGAGCTTGGCCTTGTCCTCCGCTGACATCGAGCCGGCGGCGCTGGTGGTGGCGGGGCTGATCGCCACAGTCTGCGTGCCGGCGTCATAGGTCAGCGGCGCCGTGGCAGCCACCACGCCAGCAGGCCCCTGGGGGCCAGTCGCACCAGCTGGACCGGCGGGGCCTTGGGCTCCGGTCGCACCAGCTGGTCCTGTGGCGCCCGTTGCTCCCTGTGGCCCCTGAGGCCCGGTGTCGCCGGTGTCACCCTTTGGCCCCTGCGAACCGGTGGCGCCTGCTGCACCCGCAGGGCCTTGCGGTCCCGTCGGCCCGGCGGGGCCTGCTGGACCAGCTGGTCCCTGTGGGCCAGTTTCGCCTGCTGGGATCAGCCCGGCGATTGCGCTCATTGTCGTGCGCTTATTTGCCCCACCCTGCAGGACCGGCACCACCTCCGTGCCTGTCAACGTCGTTGCTGCTGGCAGCTGGGAGATCTTCGTATCAGCCATCAGGCCTCCAGTAGCAACGCGCCATTGTTTTCCAGCAGCAGCAATCCGCCAGCCTCCAGTGTCAGCCTAGGAAGCTGAATCAGCTCCAGGCTCGCCATCATGTACGCCCCATCGCCGATCACCATTGGCTCACGCACGGCGTAGGTCAGGCCTGCGACATCAATCGTGTCGCCATACCGCAGACCGGAAAACTCCGCCGTCGGCAAATTGTGCAGCATATACTCCACGCTGATCACATTGCCGTCGCTCACCAGCTGCGCATTTTGCTCCAGGATGCCCTCACCGGAAACGGCGCCCCAGATCACTGGGACGCCGCCAAGGTTCCGGTTGACGGCACGGGCCAGCAGGTTGTGACGGCTGGCCCAGCTCATCAGGCCAGCAGCACGTTGACCGTGGTGGCCGCCTGGTTGGCGGCAGCCATGGCGTAGCCCACCAGCTTGTTGGCGCCGGTGTCGCTGTCGCCCGTCACCTTGCCGGTCTTGAAGTAGACCGGGCCGCCAGCAGTGCAGGCATCACCTGCGGCGCCGGTTTGCTTGGGCAGGGCGTAGATGCCCTTGCGGCAGATGATGCCGTTAGCGCCGTTGGCGATGTCGGTCACGGCGACACCGTGAAGCGAGCCGAACTGCACCAGATCACCGGCGGCGATGGTGGCGCCGGCCGTGATCTCGATGTAGTCGCCCTCTTGGACGTGGTTCTTCATGGGTCAGATCCTCAGGGGGTCAGGGTGATGATCAGGCGCCAGCGGAGCGCACGAAGCCCCGGTAGTCGCTGAGGGTGCAACCGAAGTCCATCCGCACCAGCAGCTCGACACCATCGGGGTCGCGCTT